GCCGTGGTTCATGGTTCGTACCAGTAAGGTCCTGCCAAAGCGACAGGTCTAGGGCTTAAGCGACTGTGGGGGCCCGGGTTACTGCTGGGGAGATCTGCCCGCTCGAGTTTTACCAAAAGCGAGTGTAGAACGAGTGGGGTCCAGAGTGTGTAACCACCTCAGTCAAGCTACTTATTTAGTCGAGTTGCCGATCCTTGACTTTGGCGGTAAGGAGTTACCAATTCACTCCGTATACCATGGCTGTATCCGTAATGAGTACGTGTCATTATGTGAACGCCATCTCCCCGTTTATAATCAACCGACGGAGAGTGCCATGAGAAGAATGAGATCTGCATTGCAGCCATTTATCAATCATGTTGGTGTGATTGATCCTTGGTCGCCGGAGGAAGTGTTGAAACACAAATCTCCACAGAAACGCAGGCGATACATCAAAGCGTTTAATCAAATTGGTGAATGGGGCTTAGAAGACCGTGATTGGGATATTAGCCAATTCATCAAGCAAGAATTGTGGCCAATGGAGTTCATTGGTGCTAAGGCACCGAGGAGCATACAATACCGCAATTCTTTTAAAGCCGTAGCTGCTATCTCTCAGTACTTAGCTCCCTATGAGGAGAGGGCGTGGAGTTATAGTGAGTATGGCCAGCGTGTTTTCAGTAAAGGTCTATCATCGTGGCAAGTTGGTGCCATAATCAAGCATTGGTTTGATATGGGTTATGTTGCCATTGGGATAGATCATAAGAAGTTTGATTCGAGTGTTACTGAAAAACACATACGCTTTGAGGAATGGGCCTACAGACATGCGTTTCATGATCTGGTGTTTGATCTGCTCATGAGGGCACAGCGTAATAATCGTGGGCGTTCTAAGAACGGGCTGCGTTATCGCTGTAAGGCTAGGAAGATGAGCGGAGAGTACAACACTTCACTCGGCGACTCAATTATCAATTTTGCTGTCTTGCGTGCCAAGATGAGTGAACTAGGTTTGGAACATCGTTTGCTCATCAATGGTGATGACAGTGTCATATTTGTAAGAATCTCCGACCTTGAGAAAGTCGATAATAATTTTAGCAAATATGGCTTCGAATCTACTATTGATAAATGGACTGTGATGGAAAAGGTTGAATTTTGTCAATCTCAACCAGTGATGGTTAATGGTCGATGTAGGATGGTTCGCAACCCCTGGCGGGTTGTGAGCAAGACAATAGCCACATACAGGAAACTGTACAAGTGTGGGTGGCGTCAGCTGCTTAAATCGAAAGCTTGGTGTGAGCTAGCGTGTAACGATGGGGTTCCCGTGCTCCAGAGTTTCGCGAAGGCTCTAGATAAATGTGCAGGGGATGTTAAGCTGATTGTGGATGAGCTTAACTACCGTGCGAAATTGGAACACAAGTCTAATCGGTGTTGGACCATCACCGATGACTGTAGGGAAAGCTTTTCGGTTGCGTTTGATATAGACATTGACGAGCAGCTCAGATTAGAGAATCTCTTCGACCATTGGAATCCGATCTGTACTGACGGCTCTACTTATCAAGGTAATTGGAGGCTCGGCAAGG